CCCTCGCGTGTGACTCTGCGCGACAAAAAGGAAACCGAACTGTGAAGCGCTCCACAGCTACGCCAGCGAATGCGGTGCGTCTGCGCGAGGCGATGGCGGCTCTGCTCTCCGCCGGCTCGTCGCGCAAGGCCGCCGCGCTCTGCGGCATCCCGGATCGCACGATCGCCGCGTGGGCGCGGAGCGCCGAGGGCATCGCGGTCCTCGACGAGCTGCGGCGGGCGGGCGCGGAGGAGATCCTCGAGGCGCAGCGCGAGATCAAGACCTCGCTCGTGCGCGTCGTGAAGGAGCAGATCCGCCAGTACGAGGAGGCGCTGCACGCGCGGAAGATCCAGCCGCGTGACCTGGCCATCCACCTCGGCATCAACCTCGACAAGCTGGCGCGCATGACGCCGTCGAAGGCAGAGGCGGAGGGCGACCTCGAGGTCTCGGTGGAGTTCGGCGGCAAGCGCGTCGCACCGCAGGCGAGCGACACGAGCGCCGGCGAAGTGATCGCGGGTCGCGTGACCGTCAAGAAGGAGGGCGCGTGAGTCTGCCGAAGCCGCACCAGGTCGTCAGGCCCGGCCACGTGTTCCGCACGCCGCGCGGGTGGGTGCGCGTCGTGCGCGTCGATGGCGAGCGCGTGATCGGCGAACAGCGCGGCCCGCTCGACGACGTCGGCATCGTCGGAGCAGGAAGACCTATCGCCACGCCCGCCGCATCATGAGTGACGACGCTCGCACGACGACGTAAGCGCATCCGCATCCGCACGGACTGGGAGCCGCACTCTGTCGCGCAGGCTGCGATTCTCGAGGCGCCGGAGCAGATCCTCGACGTGACCTGTGGGCGCCGCTTCGGCAAGAGCGCGCTCGCCCGCGCGTGGCTGACGGGCATCTGGGAGGGCGCGCGCGACGGGGCGATCCTCGTTCCGCACTCGCGTAACTGGTACTGCGCTCCGCAGCGGCAGCCGAACTGCACCGACTTCTACGACGGGCTCAAGCGCTCGCTCGGCGCCCTCGTCGTCGACAAGAGCGACGTGGACCTCTACCTGCGCCTCTTGAACGGGGCTACGATCGAGTGCAAGTCCCTCGAGCGCCCGGACAACCTGCGTGGCGCGGGACTCGACCGCCTCGTGATCGACGAGAAGGGCACGTGTCCGCGCGTGGCGTGGGACGAGGTCCTCGCGCCGATGGTGCTAGCGGATCCGCCGGACAAGGAGTTGCCGGACGGATCGCCGTGCTTGCGCCGGGTGCTTCGTCTGGGGACGCCGCGCGGCAGGAAGCACTGGACGTTCGGCGAGCACATGGCGTCGCTGCAAGGACAGCGAGGCCCGGGCGGTCGCAACGCATTCCAGTTCCCGACCTGGGCGCGCCCCGGCACGGAGCGCTACGTCGAGGAGGCGAGGAAGACGCTCCCGGCGAACGTGTTCCGGCAGGAGCTCGGCGCCGAGTTCCTTGAAGACGCGGCATCGTACTTCCAGCGGATCGTCTACGACGGCGCGCCGCCACCAGCGGTCCCCGAGGCGAGCGCGGTCTACACGGCGGGCGTGGACCTGGCGCACGCTGACGACTGGACGGTGGTTGTGGTCGTGCGCGCGAAGCCCAGGCCCATGCGCGTGGTGCATGTCGAGCGCTTCTCTCGAGCGCCGTGGGCGACCACGAAGGCGCGCATCGTCGCCGTGCTGTCGCGGTGGAACGCCGACGCGCTCCTGGACGCGACGCCGGGAGGCGCTCCGGGCGAGGTGACGGTCGAGGCGTTCTCGCCGGAGTGGCGTCGCATCGAGGGGTTCGACTCCAGGACGCAGCAGGGCGCGGGCCGCGAGGACATGCTCGCGAACCTCGCCATCTCCCTCGAGCAAGAGGAACTGTTGCTCCCCGGCACGAGCGACGCGCCAGCGTTCCCGGTTCTCGCGGCCGAGCTGTCGGGGTTCTCGTACGAGGTCATGCCGTCTGGTCGTGCGCGTGCGTGCGCGGGGCCGAACCTGCACGACGACACGGTGTACTCGCTCGGACTCGCGGCGTGGAAAGCGAAGCGCGCGCGCAACCCATACGGCTCGCGCAAGACGCTGTAGCGACGCCCGCCGCAACGGTCAGGAACGCCACCGGCATGCGCCGGTGAGGACGGCTGGCGACCAGCGGGAGGGCACGATGGCGAACGAGAACATCTTCAAGCGGGCGGCCAAGTTCAAGGCCGCGGTTGGGGTCGAAGGCGCGGCCACGCTGTCGGGCGGTGCGTCCATCGCCGGACTGACCGGCACGGGCGCGGTGGATCTCTCGGGCGCGTCCTCGTTCGTCGGCGCGCCCGGGGGGGTGCAGACGGCGACGGTGACGCTCACGCACGCGCAGATGCTCGCGCTGCGCGCGACGCCCATCACGGTGATCGCAGCGCCCGGGGCGGGCAAGTGGATCCAGGTGCTCGGCGGGAGCCTGATCTTCGATCGCACGGCGGCCTACACCGAGTCCACCGACAACCTCGCGCTCCGCTACGTGAACGGCTCCGGGTCGAAGGCGTCCGCCGACATCGAGGCGACGGGCTTCGTCGATGCGTCGGGCGACGCGATCACCAACATCCTGCCGCTCGCGCAGCTCTCGACGTCGCCGCTCACGACGGCGGGCGAGATCAGCAACGCGCTGGTCTGCATCCACAACATCGGCGACGGCGAGTTCGGCGGCGGCAACGCGGCGAACACGGTCAAGGTGATCGTGGACTACGTCGTCCGCACGACGGGCCTGTAACGAAGAGGGAGACGACCATGGCGAACGATCTCGCGTACCAGGGCTACAAGGCGAAGACGGCCGACTTCACCATCACCGAGGCCGAGAACGGCACCACGTTCACGAACCGCGGCGCGGCCGGCGCCGTCGTGGCGACGCTGCCCGCGCCGTTCGCGAACGGGCACTACCGATTCCTCGTGCGCGCGGCGCAGACGTTCACCATCGCCGCGGCCACGGCGGACACGCTCGTCGCGGACAACGACGCGGCGGCCGACAGCGTCGCGGCCTCGCGCGTCGGCGCGATGATCGAGCTGGTCAGCGACGGGACCGAGTGGTTCGCGTTCGGCGTCGCCTCGGCCTCCAACATCACCGTCAACACGTAGCGCCGGTGTCGGCCGGCGCACCGCAGGTGTCGAGGCCCGAAGCGCGACTCCACGCCGCGCTCCGGGCTCTCGGCATCGACGGAGCGGAGGTGCAGCCGAGCGACATCGCGGGGCCGCCGGATCTCTTCTGGCGTCACGTGCGGCCTCGGCCCGTGGCGGTCTTCGTGGACGGGTGCCAGTGGCATGGGTGCCCGCTCCACTGGCGTCCGCACCGAGGGCCGGCTGACGGAGAGAAGGCCCACGGCATCAGCCGCGAGGGCGTAGCGATCCAGCGCTCGCGCGACCGGCGAATGAGAGAGGCGCTCATGCGCGCCGGATACGCCGTGATGGGGTACTGGGAGCACGACGTGACGACGAACGCCGCGCGCGTTGCGCGTGAGGTGCAAGAGGCGCTGAGGCGATAGGGAGCGATGCCACCGACCTATCTCGACGACATGCGTCAGAGCGGAGCGCCCGTCGTCGCTGGATCGGTGACGGTGCTGGGGCACAGCGTCCCGCGCGAGTGGTTCTCGCAGACGTGGCTCGAGCGAGAAGAGCAGTGGCGCCTGTTCCGCCTGTGCTACATCGGCGGCCGAGAGTTCCTCCAGAGTCGCGCGCCGCTGACGCTCTTCAGCCATGAGCGTGAGTCGGCGTCGTCCTATGCCGACAGGGCCCGCCGAGCCTTCTACCGCAACCACTGCGAAGCGATCGTCGGTCTCAAGGCGGACGCGATCTACCAGCCGCAGATCCTCCGCCAGCAGGTGTCGGAGCAGGAGTCGCTGCGGCGCCTCGTGACGCGCGAGCAGAGCGGCGACAAGTCGCTCGAGGTGTGGGCGCGCGACGTCGACCTCCAGGGCACGAACGCCGATCCGTGGTGGAACGAGACGGCGCGGTGGGCGATGGTCTTCGGCGTCGAGTGGGCGGGGATCGCGATGGCGTCCGCTCCGGACGCAGAGGCGCGCGCACAGGCCGAGGGGCGTCTGCTCACCGAGGAGGAGGCGATGGGGGCCGGGATCCGGCCGTACCTGTACCGCGTCTCGCCGCTCTCGGTGATCGACTGGGCGCAGGACGAGCGCGGGCGCCTGCGCTACGCGGTGGTCCTCTGCCAGGAAGCCGATCGCGCGCCGCTCTCGAAGAGAACCGCGATGCCCGCGAAGCCGAGGCTCATCGCGCGCGTGCTCTACCCGGATCACGAGGAGCGCTACCTCGTCGGCGTGCGCGGCGGGCAACAGCAGATCGCCTCGTTCCCTCACCCGTTCGGCGAGGTGCCCCTCGTCCCGGTGACGATCCGGCCCGACTGGCGCTCACAGCTCGAGGACATCTCGCGGCTCGCCATCGCGGTCTTCAACGAAGACTCGATGGTCGAGGAGCAGATCTTCCGTCAGACCTTCAACCAGCTCGTCGCGAAGGTGAAGGAGCGCGACGCCTTCATGGACAACGTCACGGGCACGGACGCGCTGCTCACGATCGGCATCGACGAGGCTATCGACTACCTCGCGCCGCAGGTGCAGACGATCACCACGATCCAGGCGCGGGCGTGGGAACTGATCGACGAGTGCTATGCGATGGCGAATCTGCGGAGCCGCCCTGGCGGCAAGGGGTCGCAGCCCGCCACCGAGACGAGCGGCATCGCCTACGCCTTCGAGCACAAGAACGCGGAGACGGATCTCGCCTCGATCGCGGCGCGTCTCGAGGAGGCCGAGCTGAAGATCGGGGCGATGCGTGCCCGCGCGCTGCGCCTCGACCCCATGGGGTTCACGTGCCAGTACCCACGCTCGTTCGACGTGCGCGCGCTCCTGACGCGGGCGGCCGAGGCGCAGCAGCTCCGCAACGCTGGCTTCGGCGCGAAGGCGATGGCAGAGGTGATCAAGAACCTCGTGCGGCAGGCTCTGCCTCGCCTCGCTGCCGGCCGCCTCGCCGAGATCGACCAGGAGATCGAGTCGCGGGTGAACGAACGCGTGGAGGTCGACGGGCGCGCCGCCAACCGGCCGCCGTCGCAGGCCATGCAGCCGGCGGGCGCTGGGGCTGGGCAGGATCGCATGACGCGCGGGCTCCTCGCGGTCGGTGAGGAGGTCGAGTTCGATGGCTAAGGGGAAGATCCTCGCGGTCGAAGAGCGAGACGGGCGGACCTACTACCGGGTCGAGACGCCCGACGGTGTGCGTGAGATCGAGACGACGCAGGCGCGCAAGGCCGAGAGCGCGGGGGCGTCGAGGGCGAAGGACGACGCAAAGACGACCGAGGCGCCCCTCCTGTACCAGTACGACCTGGACGCCTCGCTCATGACCGTGGCCGAGTACCGCGAGCGCAAGGGACTTCCGCCCGACGCGCGCTTCGGCAGCCTGACCATCGCGGAGTACGTGGCGGCGAACCGCGAGGTGTTCGCGCTGGCAGCGGCGGCGCGCCTGGGGAAGGTGAGCGTAGAGGGCTCGCCAGAGCCGGAGTCTGGCGGCGCGACCGATGGAATCGCGGAGCGGCTCGACGAGATCCTTGAACTGTTGCGTCGACGCCCGGCATCCGATGGCGAGCATGCCGCGAAGCGAGTTCAGATCGAGGTGATGGAATGAGCCGAGACGCCGAACTCGTTACGGGCCCCGACGGCCGCCAAGTGCTTCGCCTGCCTCGCGAGATGCTCGACACGCTGGCCGGCGCTCGCCTCGCGGCTCTGGAATCAGAGATCGCCAACATCCGGTCTCGCGAGGCGCAGCCCGACCGCATCGCGCGCACCGGAGCCGCGTTCGAGGCGTGGGCGCGATCTCAAATGGAGACGCAGCAGGAGGCGCTGAGGGCGAGCGTCGACGCGGCGGCTGTCGTCGGGGAGCGGATCGCCAGCGCTCTCGAGGCGCTCGTGCAGGCGCTCGCAGCGAAGGACGTCACGGTGAACGTGAGCCCGGCACCCGTGGCGGTGAACGTCGAACCGGCGAAGCTAGACGCGAAGCTGAACGTCGTCGCCAAGGTCGAACTGCCGCCGCCGCGCGAGCGCAAGATCGCAATCAGCGTCGACAAGGACGGCAACGCGGAGGGCGTTGTCCGATGATCGCGCTCCTCGCATTCCTGCTCGTCTCCCTCGCGTTCAGCCTGCTCCTCGGGCGCTGCATGAGGTGGTGCGATGGCGACAGCCTATAGCGAGGGGCGGCGGAACTACGCGGGGGAGGTCGTCGCCATCCCGTCCGGCGCCACCGTGGCGGGCGCCAACTTCGCGCAGCTCGTCCCGGGGTCGGACGCGATCGTGTGCGACGGGCCCCTGCGCCTCCTCGAGTGCAACCTCGTCAACGTCCGGGTCGATCCTCGGTGGACGCTCGAGCGCTGCAACACCGCGCAGGTGTGGTACGTCGTGACGACGCTGACGCCGCCGTCGTTCGACGCCGCGGAGGTCGAGCGGCTGCGCGTGCTGGGCGAGGTGCTCACCGCCGAGGAATGGGCCAAGATCGAGGCCGACGTGATCGCGCCGCCCGAGACGACGACGGCGGTGCACTTCGTCTGCGCGCACTCGGACGCGCTCCCTGCGGACCTGACGCCGCCCCCGGGCGCGAGGACGGAGGCGTAAGATGGCGCTCGGGGCGGCCACCAACTGGGAGGTGCGGGGCGGGACCGGCAACGACGCCAACGGCGGCGCCTTCGCGGGCATGGGGCACCTCGCGGCTCCGAGCGCGCCGAGCCTCGCGACGACGACCGGCGGGACACTCACGGTCGCGACGTGGTATCTGGTGGTCTCGTACTGCTTCCACAACGGCACGACGACCTTCAGCGGACCGAAGTCCGCCGAGGCGAGCATCGTGGTGCCGAACTCGACGAACGACGCCATCGTCGTGACGTCGCCTGCGGCGTTGGCGGGCGCGACGCACTACCGCGTGTGGGGCTCGACGACGTCAGGCGGCCCCTACTGGCCGCTCGGTTCGACGACGGTGCTCGGGACCAACGTGACGATCACGACCGTCGTGACGAGCGGCGTGCAGTGCCCCGGGGTGGACTACTCCCAGCAGGCGGCGCCGCAAGTCGTGATCGACGCGGCGACGATCACGACCAGCTCCGACTCGGGCTCGACCACGCTGACGTTCACGGCGGGCTACACACCGACTGCCGCCGACGTCGGCAACCAGGTACGGATCACGGGCGGGACCGGCTACAGCGCGGGCTACCGACAGATCGTCGGCTTCACCGCCACGACGTGGGTCGCCGATGCGGCGTGGCAGTCGAGCGGCAGCACGCAGACGGACCTCACGGCGAACATGGGCGGCGCGCTCGCGACGATCGGCCAGACGCTGGCGTCGGTGGTCGCCGGCAACTACATCTGGATCAAGGCCGCCACGTACGCGGAGACGCTCACGACGGCGGTGGCGGGCGGCAACCGCAACCCCATCTGTTGGGTGGGGTACAGCGCCGCACGCGGCGACTACCCTCGCGGGGACGACCGACCGCTGATTGACGGCGGCGGCGCACGAGCGAAATGCATCGTCTCGGCCCAAGGCAACAACGCGTTCATCTGCCTGCGAACGACCGGAGCGACGGCGGCCAACGTCAGCACGTCCACCACCTCCACGTTCATCGCATGCAAGTCGTCGGCGGCGGGAGCGGAAGGCTTCCTCCACGCGGGAAGCGGCAACGCGCTCTACGTCTGGTGCGAGGCAGCGACGAGCGGGACCATCGGGTTCTCCGTCTCGACGACGGCAACCTTCGTCTTCTGCTACGCACATGACTCTGGGTCGTATGGCTTCTACCCGGACTGCAAGGCGTACATCGCGTGCGTCTCCGACTCGAACGGCAACGCGGGCTTCGTCTTTCGCTCGGGCGTGGCGTTCGGTTGCACGTCGTACAACTCCACGGGATCTGGGTTCGCGTCCGCGGGAGCGAACGGCGGCCTGTTCATGGCCGTCATGTGCATCGCCCTCGGCAACAGCGCATACGGGTACGCGGAGGCCACGACGAGCACGTGGTGGTTGCTGGCGTGCGTCGCCTACAACAACACGTCCGGCGACCAGCAGAACGTCATCGCCATCGCGAGCCTGATGCTCGAGCGCACAGACCCCGCACTGGTCGCTCCGGCGAGCGGGGACTTCACGCCCGGCTCCTCGATGGCGGCGGACGGCATCGGGATCACGGAAGGCCTCGCGGTGGACAGCACGATCTACAAGGGCGCGGTGCAGCGCACGAACGCAGCGCGCACCATCAACGGAGGCCTCGTCCAATGAACTACCTGGGCGACTTCGCCGAAGACGCGACGGTGCGGTTCATGTTCACGACGCACGCAGCGACCGGTGCGCCCGTGGCGCCCTCGAGCGCGTTCGAGGCGGCGGACGTCGTGATCTACAAGGACGGTGGCGCGGCGCAGAAGACCAGCACGAACGGCGTGACGGTGACGAGCCCGTTCGACTCGACGACCGGCCTGCACCTCGTCGCGATCGACACGAGCAACGACACGGGGGACTCGGGGTTCTGGGCGGCCGGGTCGGACTACGTGGCGGTCCTGGTGCCGGACGAGACGGTGGACGCGCTCGCGGTCACGAAGGTCGTGGCGAGCTGGTCGATCGAGAACCGGGCGCGCTCGCTCACGACGGCCGAGCGCAACGCGATCGCTGACGCGCTGCTGGAGCGCACCGACGGGATCGAGTCTGGCGTGACGCCCAAGCAGGCGCTCCGCGCCATCGCGTCCGTCCTCGCGGGCGCGATCGCGGACGCCGGCACCGCGACCGAGACGTTCAAGGCGCTCGGCAACTCCGGCGCGACGCGGGTGACCGTGGCGGCGGATGCGAGCGGCAACCGCTCCTCGGTCACGCTGAACCTGTGAGCCTACGGTCGCTGGCGCAGCGGGCCTTCGCGGCGCAGACGCTCAACGCGCGCACGCTGGGCGACGGGTCGGCAGTCGAGACGACGCACGGCGCCGGAGGTAGCGGTCCGCGTGCGAAGCGGCGCCAGCGCCGGATGCTTGCGTCTCCGGCGGCGTACTCTCCGGCTCGCGAGCGAGCGCCCGCGGTGCCCGCCCAGTCCGTCATCGCGCCTGCGTCCCCGCCTGCCCCCAGCAAGCGCCCGCCTCGAGGCCGCCTGCAGGTCGTCGTAGCGGCCCTATCCGTCGCGCTCGACGTGGACGAGTTCGCACTGTAGCGACGCCCGCCGCAACGGGCATGGTCCCATTCGTCCGAACGCCATACGGGCTCATGCCTGCCCCGCAAGCGCAGGCCATCGAGCGTGTCCGCAAAGACCACGAGGCGCGCCGCACCGAGGCGACGGCCGAGGACGTCGAGCGTCGCGCTGCGTCGCTCGGGCTTCGGCTCCAGGAAGTGCGCGCGCTCTGGAAGGACGGAGCCGCGGTCGTCCAGCGCGCGATGCGCGCCGCCGTCCGGTCGATGCCGCGCGAGATCCTCGAGCGCGCCTACCCGTGCTCGACGTGCCGCACGATCAAGGACGACCGGCACCGCCAGGACTGCCGGCTGGCAGGGGTGCCGACCTGCTACACGCTCGCCCGCCTGAGAGGGTGCGAGCGCCACCAACCCATCCCGGTTCAGGGATAGCGACGCCCGCCGCAACGGGCAAGGAGACGACACGCATGAGCACCCCGGCCACCGCACCAGCACCCGCAGCCACCGCGCCGGCGAAGCCGGCGGAGGCGCCCGCGCCGTCGCCCGCCAACGCGACGCCGGACATCAACGCGCTCGTGTCGAAGGCGGTGGAGTCGCAGGTGGCGCCGCTCATGGCCGAGCTGACGAGCGCGCGGGAGAAGCTCGCGGCGATCGAGGCGGATCGTGCGAAGGCGCAGGAGAGCGCGGCGTCGGCGGTGGCCGCGAAGGTCACCGTGGAGCAGCAGCTCGCGCAGCTGCAAACGCAGTTCGCCGAGGACCGCTCGCGCAACGCGCTGGCGCTCGCCGTGGACCGCTACCAGTACGCCAGCCCGCAGCACCGCGAGCACGCCATGACGATCTTCCGCGCCGGGGCGCAGATCCAGGCGAGCGGCGCGGATGTGGTGGCGCTGATCGGCGGCAAGGCGAAGCCGATCGCGGCGGCCTACGACGAGTGGTTCGCCGCGAACGGCGCCATGTACAAGGCGGCCGCCGCGCAGCCGGGCCCGTCCGTTCCGCCCGCGACGGCGCCGGACACCGCGCGCAAGCCGCTGCGCGAGCTGACGGACGAGGAGTTCGCGGCGCTGAAGGCGAGCGGCGTGCGCGGCACGCTGACGAACGACCGCAACGCGCCGGTCTTCGAGATCAAGAGCGTGACCAACCCGTTCCTGGCGAAGCGCGAGCAGATGCTCTCGCTCGCCTCGGGGCGCTCGAGGAAGAACTAGCGGCGCCGCGTGCGCGCCGCACTAGACGCCGAGTAGCAGGCTCGGCATAGGAGGAGCCGACCCATGGCAAACGAAGCGACCGTCTCGAGCGCTGGCGAGTTCGTCATGACCGAGATGATCTCGGAGATGATCATCCGCGCCGCGTACACGGGGACGAAGTTCAAGCCGTTCGTCCACTTCGCGTCGATCGAGGGGCAGCCGACGCGCACGAAGGAGTTCCCGAAGAGCCCGCTGCTGACGGCGTCGGCCCTCTCCGAGGGCGTGGACCTCGCCAACACGCCCTTCAACCCGACGAGCGTGACCGTCACGGCGTCGGAGGTGGGCCTCCTGATCACGCCGACGGACGTGCTCATGGGCGCGTCGATCGTCGGGCTCGAGTACTACGTCGAGCAGCTCGGCCTCGCGCTGGCGACGAAGGAGGACCTCGACATCGCGGCGAACGCGTCGTCCTTCACCGCCTCGGTCGGGTCGAGCACCGTGGACCTGACGGAGACGAACTTCCTCGACGCGCGGTACACGCTCGCCAACGGGAACGCGATGGGTCCGTTCTGGGCGGGTCTGCACCCGATCCAGCTGCGCGACCTCCAGGTGGACATCGCGGCCTCGTCCGGTGCGATCTGGGGCGCCTCGGACGGTCCCGCCGCGGAGCTCCGCTTCGAGATGGCCTCCTTCTACGGCGTCGTGTGCGTGTCCTCGACAAACGTGCCGACGGCGAACGCGGGCGCGGACCGCAACGGCTTCATGGCGCCGATCGGGCAGGGGTGCGGGATCGCGTACCTCGCGAAGCGCGGTCCGGCGATCGAGGCGCAGCGCGATGCCTCGCTGCGCGCGACGGAACTCGTGGCGACGTGCGACTACGGGACCGGCTGCATCAACGTCGCGGCCAACGGCGGCGTGCAGATCGTGACCGGCGCCTAGTCGCACGGCGCCCCGTCTGAGATCGGACTGGCGGCGCGCTCCATCGGGGGCGCGCCGCCGTCATTAGCCAAGAAGGAGAGAGCATGGCGACGAGCACGCCGAGCACGCAGACCGTCTACCCGAGCATCGATGCGTACGAGCAGGCCCTCGCCGCGGCGCGCGGCGAGAAGCAGGGGAGGCGCCTGGACGATCCGCTGTCGAAGTACCTCGACATGGTGGGCTGGTGGACGACCGGCGCGGTGATCGGGTACGAGAAGCCGCTCCCGGTGACGGTGCAGGTCGCCGATCGCGAGGCGGCGCGGCGGCTGGCCGCGAAGGGCGGACGCCCGCTCGCGGAGTCGGACCCGCGACTCCTCGAGATGATCCGCGTGCACTTCGCGGGGCGCGACCCGAAGGACGTCCCGCCCGCCTTCGCCCCGTTCGTCGGCAAGGCGAAGTAGGCCGTGGCCGGCGTGGCGCAGGGCCCGCTCCTCGCAGCGCAGGGCTACCAGCCCGTGGCGAGGATCGGCACAGACGACGTCTTCGGCGTCGGCGCGTACCGCAACCCTCCGGGCTGGCGCCCGCGCTGGTACTGGACCGGCGCCATCGTCGAGTGCGGCGACGCGAAGCGGAAGCACCGCAGCTACCCGCGCCTGGTGCTCCCGCACAACCACGCCGCCGAGCAGAAGATCGCCACCACGCCCGGCCACGTCCTCGCGACCACCATGCCCGCCGAGGTCAAGGACATGGCGCTCGACTACTACGGGCACGACCTCACGCCGGAGATGCGGGCGATCCTCGCGGACCGAATCGCCGAGCGCGCGAAGCCGAAGGCCGCGCCGGCGCCGGTGCAGACGCAGAAGAGGACCGCGAAGCCGAAGGGGAGAAAGCGATGAGCGACCAGGCCCACGATCGCGCGATGGCGGCGAAGCACGAACTCGTCAGCGTCATGCGCGAGCACCACGTCACGACGACCGGGCGCGAGCCGACGGCGAAGGAGCAGCGCAAGATCGAGGAGAAGGCGCGGGCCACGGCGGAGCGCTGCAACCGCACGTATCGCTGGGGCGAGCGGAGGTAGCCCATGGGGTTCTGGCCGCCCCTCCGCGGTGAGGGCTACAACCAGCTGGAGCGGTTCACGCTGAACGCGCTCACCGCGACGTTCACCGATCGCGGGCGGCTCTACGGATCTCTCACCTCGAGCGAAGTGCGGCTGTACTCGGATGTCGATCGGACGAACCTCGTTGCGGTCGGCGATCACGCCCAGCCCAGCACGTGGACGAAGGTGGAGCTCTTCAGCAACGAAGGCACGCCGTCTGGAATCAACGGGTCGTGCTATCTGCGGTACGTTACGCCCTCCTCGTCGTGGGAGGTGTGGCCGATCCTCACGACGGACACGGAGCTGAAGGCCGAGCGCATCGACATCGAGCGCTACCCGCACACGGACGCGGCCAGCACGTTCCTCGTGCAGCACATCCGCACGCGCGAGGACTTCGTGCGGCTCATGCTGACCCGCCTGCCGCCGGTGCCGAATCGCGAGCGCGCCGTGACCGGCACGCAGCGCGGCGACATCGCCACGCCGTGGCGCGTCAACTCGATCGGCGACTACGAGCTGGTGCGCCTTCAGAACGTCGAGAGCTACCGCCAGTGGGCCATCCACCACTGCCTGGCGATGATCTTCAAGACGGTCAACCGCGTCGTGCCGAACGAGGAGACGCAGCTCCAGGTGATCGAGGAGGAGACGGCGCTGGCGTCGGCCGCGTGGTCCGAGACGATCCCGCTGCTGGACTTCGACGACGACAAGGACGCCGACGCGGAGGCGCCGCGCTTCAAGGTGTCGCGTGGATAAGGCGCGTCTCACGGGGATCCTCGCCGATCCATCGGCGGCGCGCGCGCTTCAGGCCGCGCTCGTCGACGGGCTCAAGCCGGAGGCTGCGCGACTCGAGGCGCTCGTCAAGACGAAGACGCCCATCGCGAGGCAGGAGAACTACGGGACGACGAATCCTCCGCCCGGGACGCTTCGCCGAGGCGTCGTGGCGAAGGCCGTTCGCACGAAGAAGGGCGTCGCCGTGATCCTCCGCGCCGACGCCGCCAAGCGCCGCGGGACGGAGGGGGATCCGCCGCGCCGCTACGGACGCGTGCCGTACGGCGTCTTCGTCGACGCCGAGACGGGATTCGTCACGGAGACCATGGCGCAGGAAGCCGGGCGCACTCTCGAAGCCACGAACGCGGTGGTGGCCGAGCACTGCCGCTCGCTGAACGCTGGCCCGGGGACGACGCCGACGACCTAGCGACGCCCGCCGCAACGGTTGTAACCGCGGAGGGGCATGCGATGGCAACTGCGTACGCTGGCGACGTCACCAAGTTCCGGGTCGACAACTTCCGCGTGACGATCGGCGGAACGGACATCGGGTTCACAGAGGGAGGGAGCGAGATCGTCATCAACTCGTCGGTGGTCGAGCTGACGGCCGACCAGACCGGGATCACGCCCTTGGACACGCGCAACAACGGCTCGCGGGTCACGGTGAAGCTCGTCTTCGCCGAGGCCGCGACATACGCCACGCTGAAGAAGGCGCTCCACGACGGGACGCTGCGCTCGACCGGCGGAACTGCGGTTGGCGTCGGCGGCACGCTGTCGGGTACGCGAGTCGGCCTCACCGACGCGGTGGCGATCATCCTCCACCCGCTCGACAAGGACGACTCGGTCCTGACGAACGACATCAACATCTGGAAGGCCGTGGCCGACGGGCAGACGCGGATCAAGTACGGCCCGAACGCGAAGACGCTGTACGAGACGACGTTCATCTGCCTGCCCGACACGTCGAAGACGGCGGGGAAGCAGATCATCGACTTCGGGCTCGCGGCCGCGACGTAGGAGACCACGAATGGACGCCCTCGACCTGGACGCGCTGAAGCCTCCGACGATGCAGATCCGCCTCGGCGGCGCGGTGTACGACCTCGTGCCGCCCACCTTCGAGAACTGCGAGGAGTTCGACCGGCTCGGACGGGACGGCGACAAGGACGGCGGCGGGCTCGGGGCGAACGCGAGCGCGTGGCGTCGCCTCCTGTCCTTCCTCGCGCCCGGCGCGCCGGCGGAGGCGCTCGCGAAGCTCACCTCGGCCCAGGGGCTGGCGGTCGTGCAGCACTGGAGCGGTGCGGCGCGGAAGGAGGCGGAGGCGGAGCGATCCGACTTCGAAAGCACCGCCGCGGACCCTTCGCGGCCCGGCTGATCCGTCTCGGCCGGGCCGTTCCCCCGCAGATCCTGGCTTCGCTCGGCCCCCTCACACGAGGGCGGCTCAACGCCCTGTGCCTGATCGCCGACGACCTCGTCCTCGAAGCGCGCGCGCAGCGCATGACGGACATGAACCTCGCGTTCTCCGGCGGCGACGCCGCGCGCGACCACTTCGACGCGATCATGGCGCAGCGGCAGAAGATCGCCGAGGCGCTTCACGGAGAGAAGGCGATCCCCCTGGAGGAACGGCGGGCGCGACGCCGCGCTGAACTCGACGCCGCTCGAGCCGCGCTTGCCAAGGCGGAGGCGTAGCCATGCCGGCGGGCACGATCCGCATCGACGCGCCGGGGCCGAAGGCGGCGATCCTCGAGCGGTCGTCGCCTGCGCGCGTGCCGATCCCGAAGTTCTCGCAGGCCCTCGCGGACTCGGTGCGGTGGTCGCGTGCGGCGCTGACGTCCGCAGAAGGATGGCGCCGCGCAGCGCGGTCCGGCATCGGCGGCCAGGCGCTCGTAGCGTCAACGATCCGTGGCATCGTGGACGTGGCGCCGACGCGGCTTGCCGTGAAGGCCGCGACGCTACTGCTCACGAAGGGCGTAGGTGCGCTCATCAACGTCGGCACGCCGGAGGCGAAGCGGCTGCACGATGCGATCGGGACGCTCGCCGGATCGGCGGCGCTCGTCGCTGAGAGCAAGCTCCACCTCCGCGTCGAGGAGGTGGGCGACATCGCGCGTCGCATGCGCGCGATCCCCGCTCTCGGCGTCGGCGTGGCGCGCGCCCTCGTGCAGGGCTCTGCCGTTCTCATGTATCGCGCTGGCGCCATGGTACTGGAGGCGACCAGGCGCGGCGTCGAGGCACGCCTCGAGGTCATGGCATCCACGGCCGGTCTGGCGGCAGCGCCGACGATCCGCATCGGTGGTCAGTCCGTGCCCGGTGACGGCGTGATCTTCACGCTGCCGGGCATGACGCAGTTCACCGAGCCGACGAGCATGATCGAAGGCCCCGGCGATGCGGCGATCGGCGGTGGCGACGGCGTGCGCGTTGGCGTGCAGTTGCTCGCGCGCGCCGTGGGCGGACCGGCCATCGCCGGGCAACAGCTCGCCGCGCTGGTCGGCAGCGCGTTCGACGATCTCGATTCGGTGCGCACGTCCTTCGCGGATGCCGCGATTGCGCGGGAGGTGGCGTTCGACCGCGCCATGTCCGACGCACTTCTGGCGGCCGTCGATGTGGGCGGGCCGTCGCAGACGCCGGACACGAGCCAGTCTCCGATCTTCTTCGCGACGGACGCGGGCGTGGCCCCGGCTCCTCCACTGGCGGACGTGAGCGAGGCGGTGGTCCTGGCGGATACCTGGGACGAGCTGCCGCGCATCTCCGATGCGATCGTGGGCGACCTCGTGCACGGCGTGGCGGCCGGGCTCGAGGAGACGCTGCGCGAAACGCGCAGGTTCTCCCGGGACATGGCGGCGAGCGCCATGGGCGTGGCGAGTATCGAGGCGCCGGCGATCGGTCTCGCGGATGCGCTGGAGCTAGACCTCATGCTGGCGGAGCGCGCGGCTGGAGCGAGCGCCAGCGCCACGCGAGCGCGGCAGGTGATCCAGATGACGTCACTCGCCCTTACGGCGGCGATCCGGGCGGCGCTGGCTGTGGCGCGCGGCATCGCCTTCCTCACGGCGGGGGAACTGGTGAAGGCCTCGCTCTCGTTCGCGGCGGCTGGCCTCTACTCGTTCTCGGCGGGGCTCGCCGTGTCGTACGGCGGCGGTGGCGGATCCCGCGTGAGCGTCGAGCAGCAACGGCGCGAGGCGCCGCAAGGGGCGGTCGCGGAGCTCGTGGTGATCGTGCCCGGCTACGCAGACCCAGCGCGCATCCGCGACGAGGTGGCTGGAGCGATCGACGGGACGGGTGGCGTCGGGGACGGCGCGCGCGGATTCGCGGTGCGCGCGCCTCGCGTGGGATCGATCGCTCAACAGGTCTTCGACATCTACACGTCCTACTGGCAGGGGGACCGAGGACGAAACATGGCGATCGGCGCGACGATCGGCCTGCTGGTGGCCGGCCCGATCGGCTACACCGTCGGCGCGCTTCTCGGGCGCTACGGCGGCGGCGAGATCGCGCGCGTCGGGCGCCGCATCGGACGAGGGATCAGGCGAATTGGACGGAGGCTCGGATTCTGATGGCGAAGCGGAATGACCTCAAGGTCGCGCTGCTCCTCGACCTGGACAACTTCGCAACCGGGCTGAAGACCGCGCAGAACCAGTCGAAGCAGACGGCGACGGCGCTCGATCAAGCGTTCTCCGACCTGGCGAACAAGCTCACCTTCCGCATGGTGTCCGTCGAGGCGGCGATGAAGGTGGCGGAAAAGGCGGTCAAGGGGTTCGTGAACGCCGCGAAGGAGATGGAGGAGGAGGGTACCGGCAACGAGGGAACGGCGGCCGTCGTGCGCGTGTCGAAGGCGCTCGAGTTGCTCGGGCAAGAGGTCGTCAAGTCGATCGCCGGGACGCAGGCTTTCGCCGTGGCGGCGTCAAGCCTCGCGGGTTACCTCGAGACGACCGCCATCGCGGTCCGTGACTGGGATTCGGCGCTCGAGCTGGCCGACTCGACGCTCGAAGCGCTCAAGGGCAGCTGGGCGGTCGTGCTCGCCGACATGATCGATGCGGTCACGGGGTTCTTCTCTCAGCTCGGGAAGGCCATCGCGACCGGCGACCCGCGCGCGTTCGGGGCGACGCCGCAACCGACGCAGTTCTCGGATGACCTCCGGCGCTCTGGCGAGTTCACGATGTCCGAGGCCATGAAGCGCTACGACGCGCTGCGCGCCACCGCTGCGGCGACGCTCCGCCGCGAGCGCGAGGAGGCGGCGCGGCGCAAGGAGAAGATCGACGGCGCCAACGCGATCACCGGCCCGTCGGTCGAGCGCGGAGACGGCTCGCTCGCGAGCGCGCTGGCCGAGATGAAGCGCCGCGATGTCGCGCTGGCCTCCGCCGCGCGCGGCACGCTCGACGCCTTCGTCTCTTCGTGGGATGGCGGCTTCGCTCGGCTCGGCGACATGTTCCGCAGCTTCTCCGATGAGCTATCGCTGACGCTCGATGGGATGTCGACCGCGACGACGCAGGCGCTCGGCGACACGTTCGACTCGGTGGCGTTCCTCGGCCCGATGCTGCAACGCGTCTACGGCCAAAGCGAGGCCGGCGCGAGGCGGTTTCAGGCGGCCCAGACGGCTGCGATCGGAGCGGTGGCGGTGGTGAAGGGCGCCATGTCGCTCGCGGACGCGTGGGATCACACGTCGAAGGACGAGCCCGGGGCGGCGGTGGCGTCGATCGCTGCGGCGGCCGGCTACGCGACGGCGGCCGCTCTGGCCGGCGCGAGCGCAGCGAAGTCGTTGACGGGCGGCGGGACGTCGGCGGCGTCGGGAGGGATCGCTTCCTCGGACCAGATCGGGCAGGAGCGCAAGAGCGTCACGGTGGTCATCCAGAACGCCGTCGGTGGCGAGGAGTTCGTGCGACGCGAGGTGATCCCGGCCATCAACCGCGCGGTGCGCGCGGACGAGATCGTCCTGGCGACGGCCAGCCAAACGGCCGGGAGCGTGGACCCGGGCCGATTCCAGACGTAAAAAGTCTCGGTCCTGCGCGACAGGCCGGTGCGCCCGAAGGCGCCGCGGGATTTACCCGCCGTCCCTCCCCGTTGCGCCGTTGCCTCGCGAGTCCGGGCGCGTCGAGTCGGGGCACCGAGGACCTGTAGTATATCACGCGACGCCCGCCGCAGAAAGCGGAGGGCGTGCATGGCCACCGTCACAGGGATCACTCCGAACTTCGGCGCCGTCGGCGATTCGATCACGATCACGGGCACGGGCTTCGGCGCGTCGCAGGGCGGGTCCACCGTCACCGTCGCGGGCACGAGCGCCTCCGTCACGTCGTGGTCGGACACGTCGATCGTGATCACGATCCCCTCGATCTCGACGGGCGGGCGTGTCGTGGTCACGGTGAGCGGCTCGGCGCAGAGCGACTACAAGGCGTCGTGGTTCGAGCTGCGCGACGCCACCGTGTTCTCGATCTACGACACTGTGAATGGCCGGATCAAGGCGCAGGACGAGACGGCGGACTCGAGCCCGGAAGACTACCGATACGCGGACGCGCGCGACTACAACCACCTGGTCCACCTCATCGCCAACTTCCTGGAGGGCGCGGGCAAGAGCGCGATGACCGGCCTGCGGCTCGTCTACTCGAGCGCGACGGCGGTGATCCTCGAGGCGGGCTCGTGCGCGGACTCGACCGGCAAGCGACTCCTGACCCTCCCCCAGACCACGCTGACGATCACGACGCAGGGTGTGGGCGGGCTCGACGAGACGACGCTGACGGCGACGGCGACGACGAACGGGACGACGGCCGTCACGATGAGCGCGTCGATCTACTCCGAGACGCCGCTCTCGAGCACGGTGCGAACGCTCACGGGCACGCTCACCTCGAGCGGGACGGCGGTGACCGGGAGCGGGACGAAGTTCCTCTCCGAGGTGGCCATCGGCGACGTCATTCGCTCGGCGAGCAACGGCGCCTCGCGCGTGACGGCCATCGCGAGCGACACGGCGCTGACGCTCGTGGCCGCGTTCCCGGGCGGAGACGTGGGCGTCGGACAGGCGATCACGAGCCACGAGAACCTCACGCTCTGGCCGGACACGGGCAGCGCGGGCGACAAGCGGCGCGTCAACACGATCTCGCACGCCGGGACGGCGGTGGTGCTCTCGTCGTCGGTGACCTCGAGCGCGAGCGGGCGCACGGCGCGCGTCGGCGTGGAGGTCGCGTCGTGCTGGTTCTTCCCGTGGGTCGTCTACGGCGGCTCGGGCACGAGCGCCGTGCTCTCGACACAGCGGACGCGGCCCTACTCGGCGAGCGGGTACACGACGGCGTGGCGGCAGGTTGCTGGGATCGGCGTCTACAACAACGCCTCCGGCAACATTGACAACTTCGAATGTCGCGGCGAGGGGAATCGCCGCTTCGTCAAGTGGATCGACGATTCGGTGCACGAGATCGGCACGACGCTCAGCTCGACGAGCAACGTCCAGCTGTCGACGAACACCGCCGCACCTCCGACAGCAACCGACGTCGTCCTGCGCGTCGCGATCTTCAACGCCACGTTCGCGTCGACGGCGGGATACGTGGTCCTGCTAATCAGTTCGATGCGCGACGGCGGATCCACCTACAACGGCGCCGTTGGCTGTCATGCGGGCACGACGGCGGCGACCGCTGGCACGAACTACAGCAGCGGGTACCCGGTCGGTCTGACCCCTAGCGGCGGGCTCATCTATAAGTTCGTCCTTGGCGGCGTGGGCGCCCTCAGCGGCACTCCTGGCTACATCTACGGCATGGGTTACTGGTGTGAGGGCTGATCGATGATCGCGAAGCTGAACGCGGATGGTTCGCTCACGGAGCGCGGAAAGCTACACCTCGAGCCGGGTGACGTGGAGATCGACCACGTCGCCCCGCACCAGCCCGGCGACCGGCTCATCCTCGACCCGGAGAACCCGCGCCGGGCCATCGTCGCGCCGCCGCCCACGCCCACCTACGCCGAGCTGCGCGCGCGCGAGTACCCGCCGACGGACGCCCTCGTCGTCGCCCTCTGGGAGCGATTCATCGAGGGGCGGCCGGAGGCGAGCGAGGCGCTCGAGGCGCAGCGGCAGGCAATCAAGGCGAAGCACCCGAAGCCGAAGGAGTAGCGAGTGAGCGTCGCGGGCTGGGGCTATCCGTGGGGAGGCGCAGGGTCGGGCGGCATGCCGGCGGCGTCCTGCTCCGTCCTCATCCCGAAGTTCGTCTACTACTCGCAGACGGTGACGATCACGACGAACAGCAACGACCAGATCCAATTCACCGAGGGGGGCGGCAACCTCACGGCCACGATCGCAGCGGGAACCTACGCCTGGGGCGCGCTGGCGCAGTACGTCAAGATCGCCCTCGAGGCGGCTGGGGCTGGCGACTACACCGTGAGCTACTCGGCGACGACGCGCAAGTTCACGCTGACGAAGAGCGCGGGCACGTTCACGCTCGATCACGGCGGCGCGACGTACGACGCCCTGCCGACGCTCGGCTTCACCGGAGACAAGAGCGGGTCGCTCTCGTACACGAGCGACTCGTCCGTGCCGTCGACCACGACGATCACGTGCACGCAGCGCGCGCGCTACCTGAACGTCGCGGACGAAGTGGAGCGCGACGACTACGAGGGCGCCTCCGGCCGTCGCGAGTCCGCTCTCGTGTCCGCCGCCGAGCGCATCGCGTTCACGCTCGAGTTCGAGAGCACGGCAACGCACCAGGCCCTCCGCGACATGTGGCGCCAGGCGGGACGCTGGGGCGGTGCGATCGACTACTACCCAGACTCGACGACGAGCGACTACATCACCGTCTACTGGGACCAGAAGCAGTTCCCGCTGACGGAGATGACGCGCTCCCGCAACCTGTATCGGCACTACGAGGGCGAACTGGTGTTTCGCGTGAAGGTGCCGGCGGGCGGCACGCTCACGGCGCGCTCGTTCGACGATCGGCGGCCATCGTCGTGATCACGCCGCAGAGCGCCAACTGGACCGCGATGGCGACCATGAAGGAGTGGCGTCGCCACCAGGTGCAGGTGCTCATCGAGAACGTGCCGGACGTGATCTGCACGGAAACACCGCCCGACGCGTGGTCGAAGACGTACGCCGTCGATTCCGCGACGGCAGGCTCGACGCCGCGCGTGGACTGCGGGACCAACACGGCGCTGACGCAGCTGCCCGACTGGAGCCTCTGCGGCTGGTTCAAGGTGGACACGCTGCCGGGATCCTTCACGCAGCTGGCCGGCGCCTTCGACTTCGTCACCAACGCCAAGGGCTACGGCGTGTGCGTGTTCTCGACGGGGGAGGTCACGGTCGTCTTCTCGCAGGGTGGCGGCAGCGTGACCCACGTGAACATCGGCACGATCACGACGGGCGCGTGGTTCTACGTCGCGGTGTCGGTCGGCGGCCTCAACTCAACGGTGATCCACGCGCTCGTCAACACGACGATCTTCGGCCCGGCCTACCGAGCGTTCTCTTACGGCACTCGCAACTCGTGGACGGCCAGCATCCCGTTCCGCATCCTGGCGCGCGCCGACAACACGACGGGAAGCCTCGACGGAAAGTGTGGTTACCTCGCGGTGTTCAACCGCGCCCTCACGATCGAGGAGATGCGGGCGATCAAGTACCGTCGCCTGACGCCAGCGTGGGGCAACGATGACAGCGCCGGGCTCTGGGATCGCCTCGTCGCCCAGTACGTCGTCGAGCGCGGGTCTGGTTCCACGCTCGTCAACCACCGCAGCCCGGGGACGCATGACGGCACGCTTACAGGCGTGACGTGGGTCAGCGACGCGTGCTACACGGTGACGTACCGCCCAGTGCTCGCCGGGTCGCTGACGACCGGCCAGGCGATCGAGCCGCTCTCGACGCGGACGTCCGTGCAGAGCACGAGCCTTCGCGTCGCCGACACCGACGCGTGGCTGACGGCGCTGATCGCGTCCGGGGTGTCGCCGCTCCGCAAGAGAGCGAGGATCCTGCTCGGGTTCGACGGACTCACGGAGGCCGAGTACCAGCCCGTCTTCAACGGGCGCGTCGCGGATCTCTCCTACGCGAGCAGCGTCTACACGATCGACATCGCCGACGCGATCTTCGACGTGAAGTCACGCATTCGTCTCGGGCGCGGATCGCTCGGAAGCGGAATCACGAACGCCTCGACGACCGCGCTCGTGCAGGTGAATCGATTCTTCGCCAACGCGACGGACTACGAGAGCATCTGGTCAGGCTACGTGCGGATGGACGACGAGATCATCGGAGTCGGCGACCTCGCGGGGTCCAGCTCGACGCAGCAGACGCTCGGCACGGGGTCGTCCGCTCTGGTGCGCGGCGCGCTGGGCTCGACCGCCGCATCGCACAACTCCGGTGTGGTGATCCAGGAACTTCTCGCGCTGCTGGGGCAGCAGCCCGCGTTCGTGACGCTGGTGCTCCTGCTCTCGCACGGCGGCTACTACAGCACGAGCGACTACGACCTGGCGCTCGAGTCGTCATACACCGACGCCACCAACCGGACGCGGCGCGGACGCGGGGCTGGCATGTCGCCGTCCGACGTGGCGATTGCCGAGATCGCCGCGCTCAACACGTTCGACACGATCGACGTCTACGCAGAGAGCGACATCGAAGATGTGAAGGACTTCATCGAGCGCGAGATCCTGCGCGGCGCGGGCATGTACTTCGCGGTGAAGCCCGACGGTCGGCTGACGGTGCGGACACTCGCGGTGCCTACGGCTGGCAGCGTGGTCTACTCGCTGACGCCCGATCGGATCCACGGTCGCCCGCGCTGGCGCATCGCGCAGGGCGACGTGGTGAACTACGTGTCCATCGAGTACGGCTATAGCCCGCTCACGCAGGACACGACGGGAACCTACATCAACAGCGACGCCACGAGCGGCACGACCTTCGGCATCCGCTCGCGAAACTACACGCTGCCGGCGACGTCAGCGTCGACCGATCTCGGGACCGTCACGGGGCAGATCCTCCAGCGCTACAAGGATCCGCCCGTCACCATCGATGTCGAGTGCGGGCTCTTCGAGTCGCTGCTCGAGATCGGCGACGCAATCCATCTCACCGACTGGCACCTGCCAGACGTGGAGGTGGGACAGCGCGGCGTGACGAACCTCCTGTGCGAGGTGATCGGCCGGACGTTCGACCCGGTGCGGGGGCGCACCCGGCTGACGCTTCTCGACGTCTCGCGCATGTAGTCGGGCGACGCCCGCCGCACATGTCAGACCCGCCGGTTACGCTCGTGACAACGCGCCGCGCGCACGCGTTCGAGCGACTGCGGTAGTCGGGTGGCCGAGAGGCAAGGCGCCAGATTGCAAATCTGGATCACGCGGGTTCGAGTCCCGCCCCGACTTCTCTTCTCGCGGAGACTAGCCCCGTGACGAACGAAGACACCTCGAAGATCGACGCGAAGCTGACGACGGGCATCCGTCTCGAGCGCGCCGTCGTCGGCGTCAACGTCCTGGCGGTCGTGCTCCTCGCGGTCGTCTCGTACCTGATCTCGGACACGCGCGGGGCGATCGAGCGCCTCGCCGGGCGGCTCGACGCGATCGCTGGCAGGGTGGAGCAGGCGATGCGCTCGGTGGCGATCGTCGAGGCCGCGCACGTGGACGAGCGGCTGCGCTCGCTCGAGCAGACCGCGATCAGCAACCAGCGGCGCATCGAAGCGCTCGAGCGCGAGAACGAGCGGGCGCGACCCGCAGGGAGGTGACCATGGACGGCGTGACGCTGACGGCGGTGCAGACCGGGATCCCGAGCCTCGACGCTGCGCTCGCGCGGCTGGACCAGATCCTGCTCGTCCTCGCCGCGCTCGCGGCGATCTGGCAGCGCGTGCAGGCCGCGCGCAGCAAGGGCGCGCTCGAGGCGGTCGTGGCGGGCGTCGAGGAGGCGGCGCGGCGCCTGCCCCCGGCGCTCGCGAAGCAGACGAAGGGCGCGATCCGCGCCGTCACGGAGGCGCGCGGCGTCGAGCCGGTCGTGCACGCCACGGTCGAACACGTGACGCGCGAGCGGCGGACGGTGGACGAGCACGGCGACGCAGACCCGCTGCCGCGCAACACTCCACCTCCCCCGCCGCGCCTGGGGCTCCTCCTCGTCCTCGTGCTGCCGCTCCTCACGGGGTGCGTCGCTCCGGCGGCGCGGGACCTGGCCGTGCGGCACGAGCAGCTGCTCCACCGGTTCGACGGCGCCTCCGTCCCGCACCCGAGCTACACGGTGGACGACGCCGAGCCCGGGAAGGACGGGCGGAAGATGACGGCCGCCGAGAAGCTCGAGGCGTGGCGCAGCGCCCGCGAGGAACTGCTCCGCAGCGCGGCGGAGCTGCGGCGGGTGCTGGGAGGGGAGTGATGCGCGTGCCCTTTCGACGCCTCGAGGGCTGGGTGTGAGCGACCCCAGCAAAGACGCTGTGCAGAGGATCGTAGCGGGGGTGCTCGAGGGTCTGCGCCCCACGCCTCTGCTCAACGAGGCTCTGCGCGCCCTCGAACTCGACTCGCACAACTGGTCGCCGCGCGGCTGCACGACCTGCCGCGCGATCACCACGGCTCTCGGGCGCCCCTTCGGCTGCGACAACCCCGAGGTCAACAGGAGCAGACGAGCATGAGCGACGGACCGAACGACATGGCGCGCGCCGAGCGCGTCACCGACCCCCGCGACCTCCGAGACGCGACCGCGCTCTCCGCCGCCGCGCGGCAGGTCCTCGCGCGCAACGCATCGATCCGAGAGGGGATCGTCTCCTTCGCGGAGACCCTCGCCCGCATCGCGATCGGAGCGGGCGCCGCGACGCTCCCGGGCGGCGCGACGGTGCAGACGCTCGCGCGCGAGGTCGCGACGATGGCCATCGAGCAGGCGGCGGCGCAGGCGCGGAGGGGGTGATGGCGACGACCCCTCGCCCTCTGCGCCCCACCCGCGCGCCCTCGTTCGGGCGCAAGTTCCAGGAGCGGCAGCGATGGGCGTGACCTGGCGACCGAGACGGGACGCGCGCACCCGCACGCGGGCGTGGTCGCGCTGCGAGTGGCGGACGCGCAAGCAGCTCGTCGTGGCGTCGCCGTCGTGCGCTACGCGCCGAGCCGCCTGGCGGTGGACGATAGCCCGCGCCTTCCTGGCCGCGCTCCGCCCGGAGCGTCGTCGGCTCTCGGGGGCACCGTGAGGCGCTACCAGATCCTCCACTGCCCCGTCTGCGGCGAGGCCCTCCTCGAGGCCGTGGCCTACGGCGCGCCGCTCGGGGCGCACGAGCCGATCCGCGAGCGCGGCTACGAGTACCGCTGCCCCCGGGTCGGCTGCCGCTTCGTCGAGCGACACGAGCGCCGAGCGGAGGCCCGTGCGTGAGCGAGCGCAGCCGCATCGTGCGCTGCCCGCTCTGCCCGCCCCCGGGCTCGATCCTCAATCCGGCGTGCGTCCTTCCGCCCGATCCGCCGCCCGGCGCGCCCGAGCGCGAGCGCATGCCGCGCATCCGATGGGAGTACCGATGCCCGGTCGACGGGTGCGGGTGGATCGAGTCGCACGCGCAGCGGCTCGTTGAGCCCGCGTGAGCGCGCGCGAGGTCACCGTGCACCCCGACGGCTGGGCGGTGGGCCTCCTCGCGGCGATCGACTGCGCGGCCGTGGCGTGGTTGGTGGCGACGATTGCGGCCTGGGCGATGTGAACACATGTCGGAGTCCCGTGAGAGAATCAACTAAGCATGAGCCTGGCACAAGCACGTCACATCCTCGCAGCGAGTCGCGGCACGCCGACGGGCGCGCCGTCGCGCTGCGCGATCTGCGGGTCGTCGCCGTTCGCTGCGGCCGGTTCGCTCGACGACTTGCTCGGCAACAACTTCACCTCGTTCGGCGCGATGCAAGACCCGGCGTGCGACGCCATGTGCCTCGGGTGCCGCTCGCTGCTGGCGGGCAAGCCGGGAGACGTGCCGCAGCCCCTGCGCACGACGAACTGCCTGGCGGTCGAAGGCGACGCGGCGACGTACCCGCGAACCGACGAGATCGCCGCGATCCTGCGCGAGCCGCCCGCCGGGCGCTTCGTGCTCGTCTGGGCGGAGTCGAAGAAGAAGCACGCGAGCCTCTTCGCCGGCGTCTCGACGCGCGAACGCATCCTCGTCGGTGCTGACGACGCGACCATCGAGTACGTGCCGCTGCGTGACGCCGCGCGTCTCGACGCGGTCTCGTCGCTGCTCTCGGGGTTCTCGCGCGTCGCCGTCCTCACCGGCGACTACACCGCGCCCATGATCGGCCGGTTCGGCGCAGCCGCGTGGGCGCGCCTCGAGGCCGTCGTCGCTCCGATCCGCGCAACCTCGCTCCTCGACCTCCTCGCGGCCGTCGCGCCCGAGGGCGAGGCGCCACCCCAGGAGGCTCCTGTGCTCGACGAACGCGACCACGCGGCGGCGAACCTGCTCGCCGCCATCGCCCAGGCCAGCGCCTACCGCGGCGCCCACGGCAAGGAGTTCTGGGGTGGCTTCTTCCGCCACCGCGTCGAGCGGTTCCGGCGCCTCCCGCTCGCCTCGTTCGTGGCTCGGCTGATCGACGTGTGCCAGACGTCGAGCACCGCCGAGAGCACGCAGGCGGCCCTCGCCATGGTCAGCGGTCTCAGCGCCGAGGAGACGGCTGGCATCGAGCAGTCCATCCGCGAGCGCCCCGCGCTCGTCGTCGCGCTCTCGTACGGGCGCATCGTTCGCACCCCGCATTGAAAGGGTCACCCCCATGTTCGCTCCCAGCGTCAAGCCTCTGCGCGCCGTGATCACGGCGCTCTCCCCGATCGCACACGGCGCCTTCTCCGACGTCTCGATCGGCAACGCCATCGCCTGCCGTCGCGAGCGCATCGTGAGCCTGCCCGGGTTCCCGCCCGTGCCCTGCATCTCGGGGAACGCGATCCGCGGATGCGCGCGGCGCCTCGTCATGCGCGAGCTGTTCGCGGTCGCGGGGATCTCCCGCGCCGTCTTCGAGGCGGAGGGCAAGGCGAAGGCGTGGGATCGGCTCTACGCGGCGCTCGCGAACGGCGGCCACCTCGAGGCGGCGGATACGCGCGTGGACCCGTCCAAGGTGCGCGCGCTCCGGACGGAGCTGCCGCCGCTCTCGGTCTTCGGCGCGGCGCTCTACGGCTCGTTCCTCCCGGGGCTGTGCTCGTTCCACTTCGCCTGGCCGCGCTGCCGTGAGACGCTGGAGGCCAAGCTCGTGACCGTGGGCGCCGACGTCGCGGCCGAGGACCTGGTCTCGGAGTCGTCCTTCTGCCGCCACGTGGATCGAGAGCAGCAGGATCCGACGCAGAGCGGCGTTACGCCGATGCCGGTGACGGTCGAGGTCGTCGCCACGGGCGCCATCTTCGAGTGCGTCGTCACGTTCACCGCGAACGTCGACGATGTCCAGCGCGGCGTGATCGCGCGCGGGCTCGAGCTGATCAGCGGCCTCGGCGGCAAGGGCGCTGCGGGGCTCGGGCGCGTGCAGGTAGCGCACGACGGCGACTCCGCGCCCTACGGGGTCTGGCTCGAGCGCAACAAGGCGACGCTCGGCGCGACGCTGCGCGCCCTGGCCGACCGGCTCACGGCACCCGCGAAGGACGAGGAGAAGGCGGAGAAGCGCGGCGGCAAGAAGGCGGCCGCCGCTCCCGCGCCCGTGGCCAGCGCGCCCGCATGAGCCTGCGCATGCTCGAGGTCACCGCCCATCTCTCCTCAGCGGTGGCCGTGAGTCACGACGTGCACATCGACGGGATGATCGCGAAGGTGTGGCACGCGCGCATCGACCCGGACGCGACGATCACGCGCGCCACGCCGGCGGCGGAGATCCCCGACATCGCCTTGCCGCTCGCGAGAGTGCGCGGCTACGAGGGCGAGTGGTGCTGGGCGGCTAGCGCCTGGTCGCTGCCTGAGGGGGCGCAAGTCGAGCGGGCCGAGTTCACGAAGCGGCGGGACACGGTCGACCTTGACGAGGCGTCGCGCATCTTCACGCCGAACGCCGGGCCAGGCCGCAACTACCAGGTCCGGCTCACGACGGCGCTGGCGCCGACGGCGCGCTGGCTCGTCGTCGGTGATCGTCACGAGGTGCGGAACGCGCTGAAGATGGTCCACTCGATCGGCGGGACGCGGCGCCAGGGGTTCGGCGTGGTGCGCTCGTGGACGGTCGAGCCCGTCGAGCGGTGGCCCGGGGAGGTCCTCGTTGACTCGACCGGGCGGGCGGCCCGCAACCTGCCGCTGACGCTCCTCGACTCGTGGGAGGGTGAGCCGGACCTCCAGCCGATCCGCCCGCCCTACTGGCACCCGGGGCGCGCGGTGCGATGCGTGCGCCCGGGGACGCGATGCGCGCTGCGGGCCGAGGTGCGGCGCAAGATCGACGAGCTATGCCGGTGCGAGGGGCGCGGTGCTGCGGCTGGGTGATCTCACGACGTCCGGCGCACGCCCGGCGCCGTCGCGTCCGCCGCGCTCGCTGATCGTCACGCCGCAGCACGAGCCGGGCGACCTCGCACACTGGGCGCGTCTCGAGGAGGTCGATGCCGCGTGGGCGGCGCAACCGACGTTCGCGGCGAGGTGCCGTGCGGCTCTCGCCGAGGTGCTGGCATTCGTCGAGGCCGGGCCGTGTTACGCGGGCGTCTCGTGGGGCAAGGACTCGACGGTCCTGGCGCACCTCGTCGCTCGGGCGAGCGCGGAGCGGGGGGTCCGCATCCCGCTCGTGTGGGTGCGGTACGAGCCGATCTCGAACCCCGACAGTCCGCTGGTGCGCGACCGATTCCTAGAGCGCTACGAGGGCGTCGTGGACTACCACGAGCCGACGGTGTGGTGTCACGAGGAAGAGGGGGTCTTCGGCGATCCTCTCTGGGATCGCGCCGTGGCGCCCTTCGGCGCGCGCTACCTCAGCGGCGTGCGAGCCGAGGAGAGCGGGGACCGCGCACGGCGGATGCTCGGCGGGCTCGCGACGCGGAACACCTGCGCGCCCATCGGGCGATGGACGAGCGAGGACGTGTTCGCGTACCTCTGGCTCCACGAGCTGCCCGTGCACCCGGCCTACGCGTACTCGGGGGGCGGTGTCTTCGACCGCAAGCGGCTGCGCGTCGCCACGCTCGCGGTGGAGCGCGACGCGCGCGGCGCGGGTCGCGGTCGTCTCGAGTGGGAGCAGCGCTACTACGGCGCGAGGCTCGCCGAGGTGCGGCGGCTGCTCTCGGCCTGAGCCCACCCCTCCACCACCTCCCGCGCCAGGTCGTGGACGCTCTGCCCGCGCGTCGCCGCCGAGCGGAGCGCATCCGCCACCGCAGGGCGGACGCGGAACGAGATCACGACTCCCCGGTTGCCGGTGGCGGTCCCTCTGGGACGGCCCCGCATGCGTTTTCTTGTCGCCATAAGTTCAGTCTAGCACACGACGTGTGCACAATCCAAGATTATTTGTTGACACGGCCGCGGGGCGGTGCTATTCTATGGGTGTCGATCGCGCAACGCGACGACCGCGAGCCCGAGGGGGCCGCGCAACAGACCTCAAAGGAGGCTACCATGACGAACCCCACGATCACCCTGACCACCCGCAATGCGATCGCCGAGGCCACCGACGCGGACGAGATGCGCCGTGCTCTCGCGGCTGCCGCCGAGGCCGTCGGTGGGTTCGCCGAGCACGCGGACCAGGTGCTCGCGCTGATCCCCGCCTCGTGGCTCCCCGCGTCGGACGATCCGGCGTGCGTCGCCGAGTCGCAGGTGGTCGCGGTCGCCCCGGACGGCGCCGAGGTGGTCTGGGACGGGCTCGTCGAGGGCGGCCGCTGGACCGTCCGCGACGCCGAGGACGCCCG